CGCTGGTCGAGGACGGGTTGGATGATTTCGCGCCACAGTTTTGAGTACATACTGTCTCTTTCGGTTGGTTTTCCATGTTCTTTAGCCAAGAATTGCTTTTTTTATTCGGGACTCGTTGAAACGCCATGTCAGCAGGCAACTCGCGCGGTAGCGCGACATCCCAAACATCGGAACATCAGCCATATGCTTCAGTTGCGAGTCCGTTGGTGGCAGCTTAATCCAACTGCGTGTCTTTCGGGAGTTCGTTCTATCCCCATTGCTGCGAAGGAAATCGTCAGCCTGAGCAAGCGCAAGTTCCTTGGAGTTGGTGCGCGTGATGATGGTGACCGCGCCTCCGGTGACGCCGCCAATGGCGTTGTACACCTCACCAAGCCTGATGACCGCGCCCCACGCAGTGAGCGCGTTCGCCATGCGCACGGCGTCCCCGTACATCGACTCCCACCGGAACGGCGACATCTCGATGATTTGCATCTCCGACATCTCGAAGGACTCGATTGTCTCGATGCCGTTGACCCTAACCGGAAACACGTAGCCGCACACGGGGCAGCTGCTGACCGCAGCCGGCACCTGAATACCGCATTCTGGGCACTTCTTCATCGGTGCTTCACCGGTCTCGCTCTGGCGCACGAACAGGCGGTCTCCTGCGTCGATGTCGCCGTGCGTGAGCAGTGAGGCGCCAAAGTCCAAGATGATGCAGTCGCTCTTAATCACCCCAGGGTAGCGTTTGGCGTCGATGCACGGTCTCAGCCCTCGCCCAATCATCTGAATCATGGTCGACTTCTGACTGCACGGGCGCACCAGCACAACGCACCCTACACGCTGGCAGTCCCAGCCTTCCGTCAACTTCATCACGTTGAGCAGCACCTTGATTTTGCCTTGGTCGAAGCGCCTCAGAACCGTCGCGTTGTCGTCGTCCGACATCTCGGAGTGTACCGCCTCCGCCGAGATGCCTTCTTCGCGGAACGCCTCAGCCAAGTGCTGGGCGTGTTGGATCGTCGAGCAGAACACCACGGTCGAGCGGTCGGCCGCCTTCTCGCGCCAATGCCGCAGAATCTCCGAGTGAACCGCTCGCTTGTCCATGATGGCTTCGACCTCACCCATGTCAAACTCTGCACCGGTCTTCTGCACGCTCTGGAGCTGGTCGTTGAGACCGATGTCCATGCGGAACGCACGCGGCGGAACGAGGTTTCCCGCAGCGATGAGCTCGCCCACGGTGATTTTGTCGGCGACGTTGTTGAACACCGCCGTGAGCGCCTGCTTGTCACCGCGCTCGGGGGTCGCGGTAAGCCCGAGAATGACCCCATCTGGCGAGCGTTCGCGGAACGCCTGCACAATGTTCATGTAGGTGTCGGCCCGTATGTGATGGCACTCATCACAGAACAGCGCCGACATCCCACTCGGCATCGTTGCCAAGTTCGCTGGCCTGCACAGCGTCTGTACCATGGCGAAGGTCGCCCCTGGCGACCACGCCTTGCGTTCCGCGTTGAATACGTCCACCTTCGCGCCGACGTTGTACCGCTTGAAGGTCTCCTTGTTTTGAGTGACAAGCTCGTCGCGGTGTTGAATGACGAGTACCGGTGCTTTCTTCACGAACGGCGCAAGGATTGCGCTGCCCATGACCGTCTTACCTGCGCCTGTTGGCGCAATCCCTAAAGTGTTGCCGCACTTGCCGAGTGCGTCGATGCAGGCGTCAACGAACTGCGCCTGCCTTGGTCGTAAAATCATAAGTGCCTTTGTTTCACTGACGCAAAAATGAAAAAGCGTCGTTGCAGGATCTCCCTGCACACCATGCGGCTAAGATTTGCCGCTGGTTTTAGCCCAAAAAAGGGCACTCTCATGCGCTTGGCTCCAGAGCTTGTACCCGTTGCTGCTCGGGTTGGGTGAACCCCAGTCGCTGATGGAGTTACGGTCTGCGCGACCGTCTTTACCCTTGTCGATTCCGACCTTGATGACCACCTCAGCGCCGTTGAGCGCCTCGATGATTTGGTTGAAATCACCGCTGTTGAACTGCTCGTACGAGGCAGGGTCTTCGTAGTTGAAGACGCCCTTGCTCTCAAGAATGCGAGTGATGGCTCCGATGCCCATCTGGCGCCACGCCTCGCTGTTGTTCTCATCGAAGGGATTGCAAACCATCCCGAACACGCGCCGGTTGTTGTACTGACCCCCTTGGATGGCGAGCTCGATGGAGAGGTAGTCGCCACCGGTTGACTGGCTGCTCTTGCGCTCCTTCACCACAAGGATGGCTTTCGCCACTGTTCCCTTGGGAATGAGTTCCATCTCTGTTGACCCGACGTTTGTTGACTGTGAATTGAACATGACTTTTGATTTTTGTTTTTAGTGTTTTGTGGTGTCGATGCGTTTACCTGCGCGAATCTTGGCGAGCACCTTCCCAAGGTCAGCGGGTTCCTGAAGCTCAAGCGTACCGGAGCGGTCTTTTGCGGGGTAACCCCACGGGTTTTGTTGGTGGCAGACAAAGGCGCGGTACTGGGACTTGTCCTCGGCCTCAAAGTTCTGAAGCGTCAGAACGAGGTCAAAGATACCGGGCAACTCGCGGCCCGTCTTCGAGCCTTCGATTTGAACGTCCCAGTACTTGCGTTTGAGCTCATCCTCCTGCTGCTCCAGAATGCCAACGAGCACCACGTTCTTGTGGCAGTGCTGAAGCTGGGTCACCCAACGGATCATCTCGCGTCCAAGAAGCCCGTAGGCGCCGCGGATGTCGGGTTTACCGGTCTTCTCGCTGAACGCGTCCGGTTGTGTCTGGCACCACGCAAAGCACATACGGCTTGCGACGGTGATGGAGTCAACGAACAGCGTCTCGTACTGCTCATGCCCAGATGCCGGCCCAAACGCCTTCACAACGGACTCGTACGCTGACTTGGAGTAGGAGCCGTTGGCGTCCGCAGGATCTGGCCCACCGAGCCACAGGGCGATGGCCTTGGCCAGCTCCCACGGGTGAGCACCCATCTCGTTGGACGTCGCTCGGATGTCGAGGCAGTCGCCCTTCCAGTCTTTGCCCAACGCCAGCGTACCGGCTTCGAGGTCAACGAACAGTGTGCTCTTCGCGTCCAGCGTGCGAGCTTGGTAGGTTTTACCAACGCCGGCAGGGCCGAACACAACCGCTTTTACGCAGTCCGAGGTGCGCTTGAGGCGCTCGTCTGCTTTGATGATTTTGAGCATTACTTGAAGGAGATACGGGGTTCGCTGAACTTGGTGGTACGTGCTTCCATGACGCGGCGCAGAACGTCCTCGTTGCCGATGCGCTCGATGGTCTTGGCAGACACCGAAAGCTTCGTCGTGATGAGTTCGCGTGCGTCTGCTCGCAGCAAGGAATCGTACAGAGCTTGCAGCTTTGCCTGATCCCAGAGGTACGTCGCCTTGACCTCGTACTTGAGTTTCACGCCGTCAATCTCGGTGGATAGTTCACCGTAACCGCGTCCGCTTTCCTTCAGCAGGTTCTGAAGGTTCGCACCATGCTCTTGCATGATGGCTTCCTCCAGCGTCTTTATCTCGTCTTCAAGGACGGAGATTTTGGTGAGCCGTTTGGCTATCTCGTCCCTCATTTTTTTTAGGTTCATTTTCTAGTTCTCTTTTCAGTTTATGGCACACGTCTTCGAGTCGGAGCGACCAGCCTTCGTTGTGCGCCAACGCAACAAGCGCGGCGAACTTCTCCAGCGGGATTTTCCGTCTGCGAACCCATGTTGATATTGTTCGCGGTTGCACAAGTACCCCCGACAACACCAACTTCTTCCAGAGCAGGTTCTTTCCCCCGAACCGGAAGACCATGTGCCTCGCATCGATTTGGTAGCTCATGGCGGGGATGAAGATGTACGCATTTTTTGCGTATCGCAACATCTTTTTTTCATTTCGTCGCAAGACGCTTTCTCGCAACGTATTTGCCCATGGAACCAGTCTCTTTCGACACTCTCGTTCAGCGTTTCACCGGTGTACACGGCATTCAGGCCGGTCTTCTTGTCCTCGCTCCGAAAATTCATTCGGACTCAGGACCGATTGCAACCATGGGCAGCGCATTGCCACCGGACACCATTATCCCCAAGGGCGCAGGGATTTACGACGAGAACGGTATGCTCCCGAAGATTGAAGGCAAGGGACTGGAGTTTATCGCTTACGCCTAGGCTCAAGAGCCTTCTCGAAGAGGGCTGCTTCAGCGTCTCTGCGGCGTTGTAAACCTTTGGTGTTAGGCCACAACCGTTTCATCGAGCGGATGAGTTCCGGTACGTCGTAGAACCGGCGGTCTCGCATGGCGTTCTGGATGCCCAGCATCTCCGAGCGTCTTTCGCCCGAGAGAGCCGTTCCACGGTTGAACACCAAGGAGATAAGGGCGTCTCGCGCCTCGTCAGGCAGGTCTTCTGCCTGTGGGTAGATGCGGAGCATCCGCAGGTAGAAGGTTGGCAGGGTATTCTTTTGGAAGACCTCGACGGCCTTTTGCCAGAGGATGACGATTGAGCGCATCGTTGGCGAGGCGTGCAGGAGTTCACGTGCTGCGCTGGCCTTGACTCCGAGGGCGGCGGTGAGCGCAAGGTAGTCGGACTCGGGGAGAAGTGGATCCCACGCTTCCTCGAACTGTTGCGGTGTGGTGTAGCCCAAGTCGTAGCCAATCCCAATTGTTACTCCGCTCTGCTCCCCAGGCCAAGTAGGGCTCTGGAGAAACTTGCGGTAGTACTCCTCACCGCCGCCCACCTCGAAATCAATGATCAGCTTTAGACCCGCGTCTGAGATGTTCATTTGTGCTCGGTGAAGAACCGCTCAGAGATTTCGCTCACCTTCTTCCACAGCTCCTTCCGGTCGTCCTCGCACTCGCGAATCTTCTGCGAGAGATACCAGATAGCGATTGCCATCGCACACGCCAACGGACCTTGAGCAACAAGTTGGTTCACCATGGGTTCAAACGAGATGTCGGCAATCACGGTTTTTCTTTCCTGAAGATGTTGATGGCTGAGTAAACGCTCACGCCGGCGGTGAGGATAGCGTCCGCTTGGTCAGGCGCAATCTTAACTCCGAAGACCGTAAGGAGGCTGATGATGCCGCGCCATGTGGATGGCTCCATTAAACGAGCGAGGATGTATTTCATGGGTGTGTGTGCTTTGCGATGAGTGCCACGGCGACAACCGCAGCGGTTGGGTAAACGAAGTCAGTGATGCCCTTGAGCGTCCACGCCCGGGCCTGCATCCCGCCCCAGAAGGGCATGTTCGCTCGGCGCCCACCGTAGTGGTGTTCGATGTTGCGATACTCCGCTTGGGCGTACTCGCGCCCCACGAAGTAGGCCGATCCCGCGGCAGCACCGGTCCACCAGTTGCCGGTCGCGATAGCGATGGCGGACTGGATGGCGAGTGCGATGAGGGAGTGAGCGAGGTGGTGCATGGGGTTGGTTACTCAAGCGGTTGCCAGAGCCAGTTTGGTGCTCCGGTGTAGGTCATTGAAATGTTCTGTCCGTGTTTTACCACAACGCTTCCGCTTGAAATAGTAATGTCGAATCCGCTTACGGTTACTTTTGTGATGGTTCCAGCCCAGAAGGTAACAAGCATTCTTTTGCCGCTGGTGTTGGCAACAGTAACGCCAGTCGCAGCTACGGCTGGCGTAGTGAAGCTTGTTCCGTCAATTAAACGGATGCCGCCAAAATTGGTTGGGTCAATGAATGGGTCTGCGTCGTCGTCAGCAATGTTTGGGTTTATGATTGTGACCGCATTTGTTCCAAGTGAACCTGTCGTCGATACCGCTGCTGTTTCCCAAAGAGACCATTGTCCGCCAATGAACGTGTTGTTTCCGGAGTTGGATGAGTTGGTGCTTACGCAGTAGTTTACATTTTCAAAGTCAGACCCAAGGAAGACGTTGCCAAAGTTGAATCCATCTTTGAAACGAACGCCATAAGCTGCATTCCCGAACGATCCGTTTGTGAACGTGTTGAACTCTGATTGTCTGCACTCAAGCGCAGTCCCTGCGTTCGTGCCCGTTCCGCTCGCGTAGCAGTTGGCACGACACCCGATGAAGTTGCTGTTGACCACATAATTCAACCGCATCGCCACTGCACTAGCATTGTTGAGAGAGTTGAATACCCCTACGTTTTTGAAATACGCTGTGTTGAGCGGCCCGACATAACTGTTGTTTCCAACGCACAAAAGGACGCCAGCAAGCGAACCGGTAATAGACAGGTCAGAAATGTTTACGTCGTAGAAATCGACGCTTGAGTTTATCAGCAACGCAATCGCCCCAGATGCTCCAGAAAAGTTTAGAATTGTTCTCCCAATGCCTGCTCCGAAAATCTTGGTGGCTTTCTGCGCTTGAGTGCTGAAGTTCCAGTTTGTGGTACCCGTTGTAGCAATCCGGTATGTGCCTGGTGGAAAGTACAGCGGGATTCCATTTGCAATTGCAGCATCAACAGCCGTTTGAATCGCCGCTGCGTCATCTGTAGTTCCATCTCCAACCGCGCCAAACTGCTTTACAGTGTAAGTGTACGCAAGATTTGGGATGAGCTCGAACTCAGCCAGCGTTGCCGATTCGATTTTTTGAACAAGTTGCGGAGTGTTTAAAATGTCTGCGTTCTGAAATGCTTTGCTGCTCATAGGTGTGTGTGATGTGGGTGTCCTTTGTCGTAATTTTAGTTTGGCACACGAAGCAACCTGAATCCAACGCCACCTGAATCAGCGATTCCGACGGTTACATCCTTACCAAACAATTTAACCGGTGCGCCGTTGCCAACATTAACAGCGCCAGTGCCAGCAAGCCTAGCCATGCGAAGATCGCCTGTTGCACTGTCGATTGCAACAGACCATCTATTTGTTCCATCCGAAAGAATCTGATGGT